ATTTAGCGGAGGAGTAAATGAACATAAAAAGAAATGGTGAAGGATATTATGATCCGACAGCGGGGAAAGCTATCAGAAAAGCAGAAAAACCTCCGAAAGAGGTCATAAATTTCAAGAGAGCGGTAAAACTGCTATGCGACATCTGCCATGTGCGGATCCTGGGAAAGATAACAGTCATTGACAAGAAAGGAAGAAGCTGGTGAAACAGGATTTTTTAAACAATGAGATGATATTGTCTGTAATACAGTTAGCACAGATGCAGATGACTGCATATAGAGAATTTTTGAAACTATGCAATGGAGATGTTGCAGAGGCATCAAGGCAAACAGCAATCTATATAAGTGCTACAGTACACCCAATTACAGGACCGGATAAAAAGGAAGAAGGCCCTAAATAGTGTGGACTAAAAAAAGCCAGGAAGTGGAACGGATAATAATGGAGATGAGGAGAAAAACGTGCTTCCAAGACACTGGCAAAGGCAGGTGCCTTGGAAAGAAGACTAAAAAGGGGCAGCTATACATGATGTGTCGGGACTGCTCACGAATGAAAATGGAAGAAAAAGTTAAATCGCCAACGTTCAAAGAAGAATGGGAAGATATAACAAATAAATTCAAAAGAAGCGGTTACAACCTTGCAAGGATTCAGATTGTGCCAAAAGAAACAGAAGGATAAACAAAAACGGCGGTCCACCCGCCAAGATGATACCGCCGTTTAAAAGTCTGCCTGAGATAAGTATACCTTACTCAGGTACAAAATACAAGAGGAGGTTGCTTATGGCTATTAAAAGCGAGATTATCAACAATGTAGTGGTAGCAATGTCATGTTATATCCTGGAAAAAGAAATTCTGGAAGTACTGGAAAATGTGATCTCAAACGAACTTGTCAAAGTCAACGTTGAAGAAATTACAACATTGCCAGCAGCATGGAAAGATGATGCAGAAAAAAGAAACCAGTACCTTATTCAGCTTTTTATGATCAAAAAAAGGAACCTCAGCAAAGAGACCTTAGAAGGGTATTTAAGGTCAGTAAAACGCTTTATGCTTATGGTCAACAAACCATTAGATCAGGTAGATACTCTTGATATTGAGTGGTATTTGGCGAACTATGAACGCAGGAGCGGAAGAAAAGGAAAGGTAGAGAACTCTACATACAATAATGAACGCCGCTTTCTGTCAGCATTTTATACCTGGATGAGAAAAGCAAAGCTGATCGCAGAAAATCCAGTAGAAGCAACAGAAGCTAAAAGAATCCAGATGAAACCTATTGATTACTTTACAAAAGAGGACATCATCAGGATGAGAGACGCATGCACTACACCGCGTGAGAGGGCAATAGTAGAAGTGCTCAGATCAACGGGAGCCAGAGTGGGAGAGGTTGCCAACATAAAGATCGAACAGGTAGACTTTGAAACAGGAGATATAGTGATCAGAGGCGAAAAGGGTGGCAGATATCGGACCATTTACCTAGATGAAGACGCAAGGCATTACTATAAAATCTATCAAGTATCCAGAAAAGATGATAGCCCTTACCTGTTTACGCAGATAAGGAAGCCATATGGCAGATTGACAGTATGCGCTTATAGATCGATATTGAAAGAGATAGGAAAGAGAGCGGGACTTAATACCAGGGTATATCCGCACAAAATGCGGAAGACCTTAGGCATGAACCTGAAAAATGCAGGAGTTGATATTGGAGTGATCCAGGAAGTGCTTGGACATGCTAGTCCAGCGGTGACGAGCATGTACTATGCTCAGTCAACACAGAAGACTCTGCGGGATGTAAGGGAGAGAATCGCATCATAGGAGGAGTTATGACAGCAAAGGAATATTTAAGTCAGTTGGAGCTGCTAAGCCAGAGGATAAGACACAAAAAGCAGGAACTAAGAGATGAAAAGATAAATCTCGGGATATCTGTAAAAGGAGAAAAGGGTGAGCGGGTCCAGACTTCCTTTGCTGGAGCGGCAGAGGGAAACAGAACGGAAGATCAGGCTATGCGATTAATGAGCCTGGAAACAGAGATCAGTGAGCAGATTGTGCAGTATATGGAAGAGTGCCACAAGATTATAGATCAGATTCATGACCTGCATGATAGCATCTACATAGATATTCTTTACAGAAGATACGTAAAACAGGAGAGAGACTTTACTAAGCTAGCCTTTGCAATGGGCTACTCATACAAATATGTGATCAATAAACATGGTGAGGCACTGATGGAATTTGAACGCGTTCATCCGGAAATACTGGAATTAAAAGGAGTGGAATCGTAAAAAGTGGAAACTACGGGAAAAGAGATGGAAAAATTTTTTTGAAAGGGTGTTATAATAATAGCATGAAAAGGCGTTCGGAGATCCGAATGCCTTTTTTGTATGGAGGAAACGATGCTAAAAGCGTGTAAATATTGTGGGAAAATCCACGATAGTAAATATGATTGTGGAAGAAAACCAAAGAAACGGAAGCGGGGAACTGTATCAGATAAGTTCCATAGCACAGCCAAGTGGACTGAGACTGCAAAGGCTATAAAAGCCAGAGACCATTATCTGTGCCAGGCATGCTTGCATAACCTGGATAACCAGGGAGTCAGATACACTACGGACACACTAGAAGTACACCACATTGTATCAATAGCAGATGACTGGGATAAGCGCATGGACTGGGACAACCTTATTACCTTATGCAGGGTACACCATGAGTTAGCAGAGGCAGGAAGAGTTGACGGGCAGAGGCTGACAGAGATAGCACACAGCAACGGGCAGTGATGGGCATGTATCCCCCCGGGGATGAGCTGAAAAAATCTGACAATTTTCCAAGACCGACCGCTCCCCATTATCTACGATTTTTTCCCAGATCAGCTTTTGAAAAATATTTGAAAGGAGTTGAGAGCATGCCGACACCGTCAAAGCCGACAAATGTGATCATGCTGGAAGGCAAGTCACACCGAACTAAAAAGGAACTGGCTGAAAGGAAACGGGCAGAAGCTCAACTTCTGACCGGAAAGATTTTAAAAGAATCAGTGGATGTTCGAGAAAATGAAAAGGCGCACAAGGAATTCCAACGGATTCGTAAGTTGTTAAAATCCATTGAAAAGGACGATGACCTATACGGGGCTACAATCAACCGTTATTGCCTGCTTATGGCAGAGTGTTCAGACTTCCAGGATAAGCGTGAAATGATGTATAGACAGATGCAAGACCTGGAGGAGTCAAAAGAAGAATTCGCAAGAGACGAAGATTTGGCAACATATTATAAATTGCAAAGTACGATGCAGAAGAACATGATTGCATTGGATAAACAGGTGCAGACAAAAAGAAAAATGCTGCTGGATATTGAAAAGGAAAATATCATGACGATAGCATCATCCCTGCGGTCTGTGCCAAAGAAAACGGATAAAAAGAAAAATCCACTGATGGAGGCATTAGCTGGTGGAAGTTAAAGAAGGAAAAGCGTATGAGTATGCGAAATGGTGCGTTACGGAAACAGAGGGCAAGGTCCCCGAATATGTAAAAAAGCAGGCGGAAAGCTGGTTGCGTATCGCAGATGATGAGGATCCAGATGCATTCGTTGATGAAAATGCCTATGAAAAGATTTGCAAACTCCTGAAGATAATGAATCATCCAGATTTGCATTGCCCAATCTATGACGGTCTGGAAGATTATGCTTGGCTGCTGATTGTGGCAATACTTTGCACAAAATGCAAAGGAACGGAGCGGGATGTCAGATTTTACACTACGGCATTGCTGGAAATTGCCAGAAAAAACTTTAAGACATTTAACTCAGCGGTAATATTCATATTGCTGATGCTTACAGAACCGAATTTTTCCCGGTTCTTTTCAGTTGCACCGGATCTGGCACTGTCATCAGAGCTGAAAAATGCGATAAGAAAGATCATAAAAGTCAGCCCGGACCTTCATGATGAACTGGAACCGGCTTTTAAACTGCTTAGAAGCCAGATCATCTGTTTAATAAATGATAATGAATACACGCCACTGGCATATAGTCAGGACGGAATGGATGGAAAATTGGCAAATGCGTTTTTGGCAGATGAAGCCGGTGCCCTGGATGAATATCCTGTGGAAGCCATGCGCTCATCACAGATCACATTGTTTAATAAATTAGGCATCATAATCAGCACTCAGTACCCTAACGACAATAATGTGATGATAGATGAGATTGATATTGCCAAAAAGATACTGGATGGACTGCTGGAAGACCGTAGGACATTTGCATTACTTTATGAGCCGGATAATGAACTGCAACAGGGCGATATATGGATGAAAGATGACAGAGTTATCTATCAGAGCAACCCGGTAGCCGCTACACACGAGTATATCTTTGAAGCACTACAAAAAAAACGTGCGCTTGCCATATTGTACGAGAATAAGCGTGAAAACTTTTTATGTAAGCATTGTAATATTCTTTACAAAGGGCTTGGAGTAGAGGGCTTTATTGATATTCAAAAAGTCAGAGCATGCCGTAGAGCTTCAGATCCAGCGTGGTGGAAAGGACGCCGGGTGTGGGTTGGCCTGGATCTGTCTCAGACAGAGGACAACACAGCTGTAGCAATGGCTACAAGAGAAGAGAATACCATTTATGCCAGAGTTATGGGCTTTCTTCCGGAAGCCAAGAGAGATATTAAGAGCATGAAGGAAAAGGTAGACTATAAACGAGCGGAAGCAGCAGGAGAATGCATGGCATGTGGTGACGAAGTCGTGGATTACAGCACAGTAGAACGGTACATCCTGACGTTGGAAGAAACTTACGGGGTAGAAATACAACAAGTTGGGTATGACCGCTGGAATGCTATAAGCACTGTACAAAAGCTGGAAGAAGCGGGAATAACCTGTGTAGAGATCAAACAGCATAGCTCAGTGCTGCATATGCCGACAAAGCTACTGAAAGAGGCAGTTTTAGGGCAAAAATTTGCCTATGATGCCAACCGACTTTTAGAGATCAATTTCCAGAATGCCCGATGCACAGAAGATACAAATCTGAATAAATATGTAAATAAGAAAAAATCGGCCGGTAAAGTGGATATGGTCGTATCACTGATCAATGCTGTTTATCTTCTACAGCAAGATTTACTGTATGGTGGCAATGATTTTGTGGTGCAGATCTGCTGAGTTGCACCGGTACAACAAACGAAAGGGGAAATGTAAGTGTGGCCATTTAGAAAAAGGGCGGATCCAGCAGAAAAGACAGAAACGGAATCGCAGGAGGATGCGCTTCTGGCAGCAAGCTTGTCAGATGAGTACATCACAAAAGCACAGGCAATGAACGTACCAACGTTTGCGTCATGTGTGGACAAGATTGCCGAAAGCATATCAACGATACCGATCAGGCTGTACAAAGTGGAAAATGAACAACTTGAAGAGATAAAAGGTGATAAGAGAACAAAGCTGTTAAACGATGATACAGGAGACACGCTGGACGGAGTGCAATTTAAGCGTGCTATGGTCAAAGATTACCTGCTGGGAAAAGGCGGATATGCCTATATCAACAAGAATGGGATAGAGGTTGAATCACTCCACTATGTACAAGAGGCTGAGGTAGCTTTTATGTATGTTCCAGATCCAATATTTAAAGAGTATGACATCCTGGTGCAGGGAATATCGTATAAACCATTTGAATTTTTGAAATTGCTTCGAAATACGGAAAATGGATGGTCTGGAAAAAGCGTAGTTGATGAAAATAGTGAGGTGATCAGTGTTGCGTACAATTCACTGAAATTTGAAAAGAATCTGGTGAAGACTGGAGGAAATAAAAAGGGCTTTTTGAAAGCTCAGAACAAACTGGATGATGGCGTGATCAAACGGTTAAAGGAAGCATGG